AAAAAAGAGAATATTTGGGGCAATAGGTGTTGCGCCAGCAGCGCCAGCAGCAGCGGCAGCAACAGCAGCGCCACTACTTGTAAAGGTGGCTAACGTGCTAACAAAAATAGGTATAGATCCACAAGACCTGGTGCAAATAGGTAAAGACGCTGTAAATGCAAAAGCACAACAATTAGCAAAACAAGTGCTAGAACCTAAGGCTGCCACGCAAGCAGAGTATATTGACACAGCCGAAGAAGTTTTTAAAGGTGCGCCGACAATGGACGTAACAAGTACACCAGCTTTTACAAAAGCGGCGGCAACTAGCAAACCTAATTTTTTACCCCTAATACTTGGCGGCGCTGCTGTCCTGTATTTTGTAAATAGAAAATAAATGAGTGCAAAACAACGCGCAGCACGCGCAAGGTTTAAGGCGGCAGTTGCAGAGGCAAAAAAGCTGCGAAAGAAAAACCCTAAGCTGACAAATACGCAAGCCTTACGGCAAGCGTTTGCCATAAGCTATGGAAAAAAGCGCGCAAAAGTAGGGGCAGCAAAAAAAAGCAAACCGACAAAAGTAAAAGCGAAGAAAAGCAAGCCTACTAGCGATATGCACAAAGATACTAAAAGCCATAACGTAAATATTCGCGTGGTAAGTGGTTTATCAAAAATTACTGGCATACCACATAAAGCAAAATACTATATATCATATAAAGAAAATGGAATAAAAAGAATTGAATATTTTGATAAGTTGCCTAAAGATTACGTTAGATCAGTAGGCGGAAATTTGTTTTTGTATAGACGTCAATTTGATGGTACAAATCCTTTATTTCCCATAAAATCAGTAAAAAACAATAAGCAAGTTAAAAAAAGATAATGTATAAAATTTTGCCTTACACGTATGCACAGGCAAGGCGGCTAAATGTAACTGTAAAGCCAAGCACGCGACAGGGTAAAAAAATAGATGTATATGACAGAAAAGGAAATTATTTGACAAGTGTAGGCGCTAGGGGTTATTTAGATTATGCCAATTTAAAACGATTATTTGGCAAAAAAATAGCCGACAAGCGCAGGCGACTGTATAAGCAAAGACACCAGGCAGACAGAAAAGTAAAGGGATCGCCAGGGTATTTTGCAGATCAGTTGCTTTGGTAGCAGAATGTAGTATTTAATTAATATAAAAAACAAAATGGCAAGAAGAAGAAAAAGACGCACCCCAGGACGCAGGAAGCGTATGGGTGCAATTGGCAAGGCTGGTTTTGCAGCAGCAGCAGGAATTATTGCTGGTGCAGTAATTGGCAAAAAGGTAGCGCAGTTTATCCCTATTCAGGACGCAAGAATTAAAAATGCGGCTGTATTAGGTATTGGATTAGCGTTTCCTATGTTGCTAAAAGGCGATCTAGGCAAAGCAGTTGGCAATGGTATGATCGCAGCAGGCGGCGCAGGGTTGATCGGTCAGCTAGTTCCACAACTGGGGCAAATGGACGATACTATGACCTTCCCAGTAACAGTGGGCGAAGTGCCTGACACAATTAGTGTGATCGCTGGTGATGATGATGTTATGGCTGGTGACGATCTAAGTGTGTTAGCTGGTATGGACGACGACGACTGCTAATGCACTCACCTGTGTTCACCTTCATTTTTAAAAATTAAAAGCCCAGCCCTGGGCGAACGAACAGGGCAACAAAAAAAATGGCAAGTACAGTAGGCACACGCCTAGCCTTTGAAAAGGCAAAAGAAGCGGTAAACCGCGCTGGTTATTCACTTAATCAAGCAGTTTTATCGCAATCGTATCTTCGTTTGGAAGTTTCGCTATCTACTAGCATAACTAACTACGAATTCCCAGTATTAGTAAATGGAACAAGTGCAAGTTCTACAAGCGCGACAAACACAGAAAAGCGCTTGCAACTCCAGGACGCCTTTGTTTGCAGCAGCCTTTTCATAGGCTTCGCGTTTCCAAGTAGTTCAACAGCTAGTAACTTTCAGTTAGTAACTTACCCTAACGCTAGTATTTTTTCCAGTGCTAACACAGCGTCTAGCTTGTTTAACTGGTACAACAGTACACTATCTTTAACTGTTAATGGTCGCGAGATAGTGCCTGCGTATGATGTTTACAGACATTACAGCGTACCACAACAGCAGACAACTGCAAACGCTGACTATTCTTCAAGTGCTATATCCTACAAAGACCAGCAAAGTGGTGCTGATAGTGGTTTTTACCCTATTGAACCAGGCTGGGTTATGGTAGGTTCTAAGCAAAACACCTTACAAGTGCAGCTTGCAACAGCTATGGCAGCAGTAGAAAGTAATAGCAGGGCGGTTATAATCATGAGAGGTCATTTGGCGCAAAACGTAACTCCGGTGCGTTAATTTTTTCCTGTTCCTTTTCATTGGGCGGCGGCCTAGTGCCGCTGCCCTTTTTAAAAAAAATGTAAAATAAAAAACAATGGCTTTTAAGACGAGCAAATACGAGTTAGTTGAATTGACTGTCGCAGGGGTGGCGTCCACTGGAAACACTGGCACGCAGTTTAGCTTCCCTGATCTGCCAAAACTACGCTACACAAATTTGCAGGCGATGGAAACCTTTGCAGTAGATACCGTAACTGTTTCCCCTAATAATATAGCGCTGCCAAGTGCTGCTATTATCCAAAAAAGTTATCTAGTGCTATATGCTAACGAAAGGCAAGACATTTACAGAGTGCCGCTTGTTAGTATGATCCGTACACAAGCAACAAATAACGCGTCAGCGCCTTTTGTACGCGCTTTGTATGAGTTTGCACCTGGCACGCAGGTAACCTGGGATAAGTGTTTTATTCAGCTTGCAAGCGCACCAGCAAACACAACGAATATCAGTTATATTTTTGGCGTTTATTACAACTAAAATGCTATGCCTGCAAATGCACAACTACGCAGCGCAAGCGCTGTACTAAATTGGTATAATGATCAGCCGCAAGCTGCTTTTAAGCTATACCGTTTTTCTGTAATGTCTAAAAACATTACAGGTGCTTATAGTGGCAAAAGCAAGGAAGAAGGCGCAGAAAAGCTGCAAAGCGAACTAGCGCTTATTGCAAATGATGACTATAACAATTATGTGTTAGGGTTATTTGAAGATAAAGACAAAGACAAAACGACACCAGCGCTAAATAAAGTATTTGTAATAAACGAGCAGCCTTATGGCGTAATGGCTGGCTATAACATTGGTGCAAGGGGATATGAAAATGAGATCTTGTCGGAGTTACGCGCACTACGCGCTGAAAGGCTAGAAGATAAGCAGGCGGAAGAAGATGAAGAAGAAGAAACGCCTAGCAGTATTTTAGTAGGTATGCTAAAACAGCCTAACGTTCAGCAAATGCTAATAGATGTAGTTGGCGGCTTTGCAAGAAATTTCAGCCGCCCAACAGTGCAAGCGGTCAGCGGCACGCACACTGAGGCAGATATAGCGCAGATATTACAAACGCTATATGCAAAAGGGGTAACGCCAGATGACCTTGGCAAGCTGGCTGCTATGGATCAAAAACAAATATCATTTTTACTGCAAATGCTGCGTAAGTAATGGCAAAAGGTATTAAAATATCTACGACAGACGTTTTACTAATAGGTGGCGGTCTGCTTGCTTTTACAGCAATAAAACGCTTACTAATAGCTGGCGGCTTAGCAGCAGGGCCAGGTACAAAGGCAGTTAGCAGTGAATTAACAGATCCTTTTAGTTATTGGAAGCCACTATATTACAAAAAAACAGGCGGCAGGCTTATTACTAGATTAACAGCCGGCATAGCTGCAAAGCAGATTCATAACGCTTTTGGTATTTTTCAAGATGACTTTAACGCTGTTATGGCAGTATTTAGCAAAATGCCTAGCAAAGCTGCTGTATCATTTTTAGCTGATGTATTTCAGCAAACATACAAACAGGACTTATTAACATTTTTAACGAATGGCGGCGGCATATTACCCTGGGACGGACTATCTGACGCACAACTGCAAAAAGTTTTAGCGCTGACAAATAAACTACCTAACAAATGAACAAAAAATTATTACCTATATTATTACTAGCAGGGGCAGCAGTAGCGTTATTTGCGTTTCGCAGGCGCCCACGCGTAACAGTAACAGCAGAAAGTCCTGAAATACAGACACGCGAGCAATTTTTTGAAGATCAAGCGCCTAGCTTTTTAGATAAGGCAACAGACGTAATTAAAAACGTATTTACCAAGCCGCCGCAGCGTAAGGCAGCAGCAGAGGCGCAACGGCGTGCAGTACAAGTAGCCAAGCAAAAGGGGCAAAGCGTAAAAGCAGTAAAAGCAGTAACAAAAAAACTTGCAACAGAAGGCTTGCCCAGGTTTAGAGGTTTTGACGATATTGACGTACTTTGCTAATACAATAACAATGAATAAAAATTTAATCTACATAGGACTAGCAGCATACTTATTATTTTTGTTTTCACGCAAAAAAATAGGTAACATAAACAGCAGCAGCGCCGCTAACCAAGCAAAAAAATTAGTAGCCGAGGCAGTAGATCAAACGACTTTTTTGCCTGATGAAACTACTTTTGCAGATGAATATACAAAAGACAAAAGACAATGCAGATGAAATGCCGCGAATACATTACTGAAACAAAAATTTTTTACGCTAGCAGCCAAACAGATACTAATGCTAATAGCGTAATATTTGTAAACCAGGGTACTACTAACGTAACAGTAGACGGCTTTTTGCTAACACCAAATCAGTCGCTAAACATTACAGGAAACCAAGATGAGATAAATGTGAAAATTTACACGTTTAATTTTAGCGGATCAGGTACAAATCAGCTTACTATTGTCTTAAAAAGATATATTTAGTGTTTGTTAATTTTAACATATTAAACCAGCTAGGCAGTCCTGCTATCAATAGCAATACTTTTGCTAACAGACCAGCGGCAGGGCAGACAGGGCGCTTGTTTGTCAGTACAGATACTTTTGAGCTGTATAGAGATAACGGAACTACTTACGACCTTATTGGCGGCCCAGGATCAAGCACTATAACAGGTAGCGGAACAGCGACACAGGTGGCATTTTTTAGTAGTGCGTCAGCACTAACAAGCAGTGCTAACCTATTTTTTGACAATACTAATAACAGGCTGGGCGTTGGTACAGCAGCACCGACACACACAATAGAAGCAAATGGCGATATACTTGCAGAAGCAATATACTTAGACGGTGCAACAGCAGGAAACGGTGCTTTATACTGGACTAGCGACCGCGTTACAGTAGCAAACTATAATAGTGGCGGCATAGTACGCATTGAAACTGATGCAGGCGCTAACGCAGCTACTTTTGGCTCAGATTTAACAGCAACATTTGTAAGCGGTATAGGAACGAAAGGCTATACAGGCAGCACAAGTTATGGCGGTATATTTAACGGATCAATAGGCGTAAACACAGCTACGCCGACAGTAGCGCTTGACGTGGTTGGCAAAAGCCTATTTACACAAACAGAAACGTACAGCACAGGGGTAGTGCGCACAAACACTTTTGACGCTAATATAACAGTAGCGGCAGGGGGTAGCTTTTCTAGTCCTAACGCAATTACAGCATTAGGGGCAACGCTAGACCTTACTTTACAAGGTAGTGCCACAATACCTAGCGGCGCTAGAAGTGGACTAGACGCCTACAACTCTGTTAGCTTTACAGGCACAGGCACGCTTACACACAACCAAGGTGGTCAGATACGCGCTTATTCTAACCTAACAACAGGGTGGACGTTTGCAGGCAGCGCAACAGGAACAATCACACACCTTGCAGGACTGCACGTTCTTTTTCCTGACAATACAGGCAGCGCAGTAACGATAACTAATAACTACGCGCTACTATTAAACGATCAAACAGCAAATACAGGTACGGTTACCTATACTAACCGTTTCGGCATATACCAAGAAGGTAGCAGCGATTTAAACTATATGGCGGCAAATTTGCTGCTAGGCAGTACGACTAATAGCGGCGAAAAATTACAGGTAACTGGCACAGCTATTGTAAGCAGTTCATTAACGGCTGCCAGTTTTATCCCAAGCCTAAGCACAATACCTACAAACGGGCTATATCTACCCGCAGCAAATACATTAGGCTTTGCTACAAACTCAACAGAGCGTATGCGTTTAGATGCCTCTGGTAATCTTGGATTGGGGGTAAGTCCTTCTGCGTGGAGAAGTACAGATAAAGTTTTACAAATTAATAATTCATCTTTATATGATGAAAGTGGGTCAGACCTTTGGTTAGGTTTAAACTTTTACGAAAATACTTCAGGTACTTATATTTATACAAATACAGGTTTTGCAACTGCTTACAGACAACAAACAGGGCAGCATAATTGGTTTACAGCAGCAAGTGGCACAGCAGGTAATGCCATCTCCTTTACACAAGCTATGACGCTTAATGCTAGCGGAAATCTTGGATTAGGGGTAACGCCGAGTGCGTGGACAACCGGAAACAATGTTAGAGCCATACAAATGAACGGAGGTTCATTCTTGGTGTATGACGCGAGCAGTGTGTGGGTTGGACAAAATATGCACATAACTGCCGCCTTGGGTAATACATATACTGCAAATGGTGCAGCAAGTGCGTATATACAAACGGGTGGTGCTCATATTTGGAATATCGCCCCTTCAGGCACAGCAGGTAATGCCATCTCCTTTACACAAGCTATGAGCTTATTTAGTACAGGTAATTTGGCTATCGGCACAACGACAGACGGGGGACAAAAGCTGCAAGTCAATGGAAAGGGTTCTTTTAAAGATACTATAAATTTAGCAGCTAGTACAACTACTACAGTAGGCACAACAGCAACAACTATTAGTACAAGTCCAAATACCTATGGTGGACTAGCTATTGTGTGGGGTGATTACATAGGTAATATATGGACTAATTTAATCTTTTATTCATTAGGTACGGTTGTAGTGTTAGCAAGTCAAGACGTAAGCGGTGGCCCAGACGGAAGAACATATACCGTTGATGGTAGTGGAAACTTAAAATTAGCAATGGCTGCAAATACATATACAGTACGTTTTCAAGCATTGATAACAGCATAAAAAATAAAAAATGGGATATTCAATTCAACCAGTCCAAATATGGACTAACGGAACAGCAAGCAGCGGCAACTATATTGACGCTAGTATTGTAAACGACAATTTAAGCGACTACGCGCAGTTTTACTGGCAAATCAGTAGCGTAACAGGTAGCGGCGAAGATCAAACTAAACAAAGCCTGACGCAAGGCAATACGTCAATTAGCGGTGCTGACTATACAGCGTGGGGCGCAAGTGGCGATATCAATAAGGCTGCTTATGAGTATATTTGCACGCAACTAAACTTAACACTAATACCTTAAAAAATGGACAAACTACAACAACTAAAAGCGGCGGCTTACGATATTTTGGCAAATATAGAGTGGCTGCAAGCGAAGCTGCGAGAAACTAATCAGCAAATAGCTGACGAAACAAAAAAACAGCAAGACAGTGGATCTACAAATAGTAACGATAGCAATTAGCAGCCTTTGCGGCTTTGTAGCGTCCTACGCTGCGTTAAACCAGCGCGTAAAAGCGTTAGAGGACAAAATCAGCAAGCAGGATGATCACGCAGAGCGTCTTACCAGGCTAGAAACTAAGTTGGATATATTACTTGAGCATTTAATAAAAGATTAATGAAAAGCCAGGCTGTACGCATAGCAGACGTTATATTTATTGGCCCCTTTATGATCTACGCAAGTGGTAAATTAAAGGGGCAGGATAGAACTATTATGCTGGGCTTGGGAATTGCAACAATTATTTATAACGGAATAAATTATTTAAAATATGAAAAAGCTAATTAAAAACTGGAAAACAACATTTTTTGGCTTTGCTACTATTGTTGGCGGCGTGGCAGCTATACTAAAAGGCGACTTGGTAACAGGAATTACAACTATTGGCGCTGGACTAGGACTTACCGCCGCTAAAGATTTTGACAAAACAGGAATCTAATGAAAGGCGTAAGGACGTACATAGTGGCGTTAGCTGTCCTTGCGCTAATACTAACAGGAACGAAAGTGAGTGCAGCAGCGTTAATACAAAAATTTGAAGGTTTTAGGGATAAAGCCTACCTAGATAGTGCAAATGTGTATACTATTGGCTACGGTAGCACGCGCAATCCTATTACTGGCGAAAAGGTAAAAAAAGGCGATACAATTACTAGGGCAAAGGCGCTAAATTGGCTAAAAATACAGACAGCGGCATTTGCAAAAGATATTGACACGCTAGTAAAAGTACCTATTAATGACAATGAACGCACCGCGCTTTTATCATTTGTGTATAATATAGGCACTACAAGGTTTAAATCTAGTACGCTACTTCGCAAGCTAAATGCTAATGCGCCACGCGCAGAGGTAGCAAAAGAGTTTATGCGCTGGGTATATGCAGGTGGTAAGGTAGTAAAAGGTTTACAAAACCGGCGCGCTACTGAACAAGCGCTGTTTTTATCATAAACTATTGATTTTATTGGTTTTATCAAGGTCGCTTACTCACAGCGGCTTTTTTTTGCTTTATTTTTTTTGGTTGTATGCAAAAAGTTAGTATAAATTCGTATTGACAAACGATTTACCTTACTTAAAACTAACCTATGACATCTAAACACGATTTAGCAGCATACAAAAAAATGCTGCTAGAAAAAACACAAGCCTTACAATTTATTGGATCGCAACTATCAAAGTGCAAGCGCATAACGATTGACGTTACTTTTGATTGTGGCAGCCGCGTAAACATTGAGCAGCGCATTATCCCTTTTAACCTAGAAATGGAACTGCGCACACTAATTGATGACTCAATAGATTACTACCAACGACAAATTGTTAATATCAATAGCGGCAATTATGAGCAGCTTTGATCGCGCTTTGTCTTGGTCATACACCTGGCTTTTTTGTTTTCCCCTTATGCTATCACTGTTAATAGTAGTAGAATTAGTATTTTTTATCTATAACACAATTAAATTTTGTAACCTATGCAAAACGTACATTTTAACGCGCCTGCCTTTCCGCCGCAAGTAGCGCAGGATCCACTAGGGCGTATTATTGCCCCTATACCTGGAATGAGCAAACTAGAGTATTTTACAGCGCAGTTGCTACCTTTTTATTTGCAGCTTGCAACTACTAAAAAGTTAGCCGATAAAGGCGAGCCGATTACAGCGTTAGACGCTGCAATTAAGACAGCAAAAGAACTAATTTTAAAACTTAATACGAACGACAATGAAAGCAGCACCACACACGACATTAAACAACCCTAAATTTTGGCTGTTAGTTATTTTACTTTTTATGCTATGGCTGGCTAGTTATTGGAACTATTAAAAATTAAAAATATGGAAAAAATCAAATTAAGTATGGATACTGTACTGCGTTTACAGTATGCTATTGTCGCTGCTTCTGTGTATACTCATTTTTTGAAGTCACACCCTATTGACCATACGGCTGCTGTACGTGAAGCTGATGAAGCTGCCATAATGTTAGTACAGAGAATAAATACAGACCTTGACAATATAGAGATTGAGGATAAGGAATAAGTAAAAGTTTGACAAACGATCAGGAAATTTACGACCTGCTAAAAGCCAGGCGCTACGATCCTATGCGCCGCCCAGGGCAGGAACAGGTTATTTTTACCTGTAACGCTAAAATAATAGGCTGCGCCAGTAGTTATATTGTCATTGGCGGCATACCTAAAAGCGGCAAAAGTACATACTTGGGCGCTATTGCTGCAAGCGCACTACTACCAAAATATCAAGCTGTTTTCGGTCTTAAAATTACTTTGCCTGATGACAGGCAGCGGCTTGCCTATTTTGATACAGAGCATAGCGCTTTTGACTTTTACAGACAAATGGATAAAATAAGAGGCTTTGCAGGAGTTAGCAACCTACCTGCTAATTTTGACGCGTACAACACGCGTGAGGATATGCCCAATCGCATACGTAAGCTAATAGAGGCCTATTTGCAAGCTAATACAGATTGCAGCGTGCTAATCATTGACGGACTCCTTGACCTATGCTTAAACTACAATGATGAGAGGGAAACAAGGCTACTGACAAACTGGTTTAAGCGTATTACAAAAATACATAATGTACTGATGATTGGCGTGCTGCACCTAGGCAAAGGACAAGGGGAAACCTTAGGGCATTTAGGTAGCAACACAGATCGCTGGGCGCAGAGTACCTTAATAGTAGAACGCAACAAAGAAAACCAGCAATTTGTGTTTAAGCCTAAATTTTTGCGCAGTAGTAGCGACTTTGATCCTATTGCTATAATGAACTATAACGGACAGTGGCAGCAAGTACCGTACATAGAACAGGAAACTTTTAGCATACCTAAAAAAAATAAAAAATGAACGTATTTAATTTTAGTGGTGGTAA